TGCTTTTTTCTTTTGTAAAATGCAGATGAACGGATAAGCTGGGCAGCGTTGAAGACATCCCGGCTGATGATAGCATCGTGATGATCACGCTTTCTATATTTCGGGAGCTTGCCGTCATTCTTTACTGCCTTATGCGTTTTGAAATCAGGCGTGTAAGTCTTATGAGCAAGGACATCGCCGCAATGACGCTCATTGTCTAAAATTTGGGTTATCCATGAAGATTTCCACTCGGTATTGCCAAGCTTGGTCTCGCGCTGATAATCTGTCAGCAAATCCGCAATTTCCTTACTTGACCATCCGTTCACATACAGATTGTAAATGACTTTGACTGTCTCCGCCTCGGACTCGTTTATCACCAGTCCGCCGTCCTCGTCGTTATCATAACCCAGAAGCTCGGGAGTCAGGAAGATTCCGTTCTGGAAGCGGCGCTGGACAGACCAGTTCATGATGAAAGACTTGGAGCGTGACTCCTCCTCTGCAACAGTAGCGAGGATCGTCAGAAGCATAGTTCCTTCTGTGCCCAGTGTGCAGAGATTGTTTTCATCAAAGCACACGCCGACACCGTAGTTTTTCAGTTCCTGAACAATCGAAAGGCAGTCAACAACATTTCTTGCAAAACGAGCGATGGATTTTACAAGGATAAGCTGGACTTTTCCTGCTTTCGCATCCTCGATCAGAGACAGCATACCTGCACGGTGAGACAGTTCTGTTCCGGAAATACCTTCATCACTGTAGATGCCGGCAAACTCCCAGTTCGGATTCTCATTGATACGCTTTGTGAAATCATTGACCTGTAATTCAAACGAGGAAGTCTGTTCGTCATTCTGTGTGGAAACACGAACATAGGCAGCGACCTTCATCTTCCTGTTCTCTATATCAAGATCGCTTTCTTCATTTGCAGGGATGACTTCAATCTCTGAAGGATCGATTCCCTTGTATTTTTCCCTGATCTCGCCTTTGTGTTCAGAATTTCTGATTCTGCGCTTTGACGCCTTCACTGTTTTCGCCCCTTTACTTTTCTACTCCCGGCAGTACCCAGTACCATGTCCGCATCTTCCGATATGGTTTGATACCGAGTTCTGCTTTGACCTCGTTCATTGTTTTATCGCCTATACGATGTTCAGCCATGATGCGCCTGATCTCCATAGATTCTACGGCACCCTTCTCCAGTGCTTTCTTGATGAGAATTGCTGCAAGCTCGTGTTTATTCTTCGGAAGTGTATCAAACACAGGTTCTGCGAGTGTGTTGCTGGCACTTGACTGCTCAGAGTCCACTCCGAGCCAACGGAATCCAGTGAAAGGCCGAATCTCAAAAGAGAGATCGGCGCCTTTGGAATCAAGGCTGTTCTTGACTTGCTTTACGATACGGACATCTTCGTCCTCGGGGCTTTTCTCAACCTGAATCACGCTGCGGGCGGCGGCGACAACATCAATGCTGCCAAGTCCTCGATACAGGTCTTTTGCGCCTTCCTTTTTGCTGAAGTGTCCGATCAGGACCACGGCGCAGTTATATGTAGATGCCCACATACCGATGCGGCGCATCAGCTTTCTTGCTTTCCCCGCTATCTGAAGGTCAGAATCATTCCCGATGTATGACTGTATGGGATCAATGACCAGAAGTCTCGGTCTCCATTCTGTGATAGCCTCTCTGATACGCTCGTCATCCAGAGTCAGACCGCCGTAGACCTCTTCATCGATAAAAGCGATGTTACTGCAATCAGCTCCTGCGGCCAGCAACCTTGGCTTGATCGTATCCTTCGCTCCATCCTCGGAACACTGATAGATGATTCTCTGCGGAATACCGAAAGCTCTGCCATCAGGCGCTGATCCGCCTTTAGACAGTTCGGCGATTAGATTCATCATCATGCTTGACTTTCCGCAGCCGGGGTCACCTTGCAGAAGTGTGATCTTCCCGATTGCAATATATGGCTGCCACAGCCAGTTGACCGGCATAGCAGTCACATCGCTGTAAAGCGTTAAGAGCTTTGATTCCACGGTTTCTCACACTTCCTTCCGGCATCACTATTTCATCTTCTATTATACAGTATGTAGGGATATCTTACAAGGAACCAGCGGTTCCTATAATTTGTATTTACCGGAACCCACGGTTCCTATTTTTGCTTAAGATGGTGCTATAGCTGGGAGAGAAACGACCACCATCTTAAAAATTGAAAATCAGCTTGCTATGTATCCGAATTGATGGTAATATGATTACTGCCAATGCGGGCCACATAGGAAGGCTGATTATACATGAACATTGACTATTTCAAAATCGGTGCAAGAATCAAGCACCACAGAGAACTCATGGGGATTACACAGGAAGAACTGGCGGATAGAATCAACGCAACTGAGAGGCACATTCGTAACATTGAATCAGGGATAAAAGGTACTAGTGTCATTTTGCTGATCTCGATCGCCAACGCCCTTGAAGTGACACCCGATGATCTTTTAGCGGATTACCTGACTGGCTTGACAAAGACATCCAAGGCAGAGGCACTCGACCTCTTGACAGACTGCACCCCCGCAGAAAAAGCTATCCTCATGGATATGCTCAGACACATGAAAAAACTTCTTCAGGAGCACGGAATCTAAAACAAAAATACTGCCCGCATAGGCAGCAGAGCATCCGGATCAGGTCTTGGGTGCTTCTGCTCTCTACGCGGGCAGTATTTCTTATATATTCTTCATTCGCCGGCTTTCAGCGCATAGTACAGCTTGGTGATGTATTCAGCCAGTTCAATGCTCATATTCATCACAACTGATTTGCCAGAGATATTATCCAGCATTTCCTTGGCGGATGCAAAGATATCTCCCATATCGGAATCTGTACAATCGGTTTGATCTGCTTTCACAAAAGCCACCGCTTCATCGATCAGTTTTGCAAGGTGTTCACCTTCAAGCACTGTCTTCAGCGGAATCGCATCCTGAGAATTGGCAGGATCCGGAAGCTTCAGCACAATACCTTCGCTGAGGATAGCAGCCAGCTTTTGCTCGGCATCCTCGCATCTGACGAGATATGTCCGGAGCAGAATTGCGATAATACGATCTCCGAAAGGAATGTCATCAATGCTCACAGAGTAAAATGGATGTTTCATTTTATGTACCTCCTACGTGGGTTTCTTTTGCTTATCAGCTTACTACAAAAAAATTTACATTGCAAGAGGTAACAGAAAAGTTTGTAATAGCATTACAAAAACGATGCCCACAAACTATGCTTTCAACCGGCAAATTATCTATGCCATTTGAAGCTGTAGTAAGTGGGCATTCTGTTCATTTATAATATTCAGCGTACCACTGAGCGAATCTTCTCAGTCCTTCACGGATACCGATTGTCGGTCTGAAGCCGTAGTCATCTTCAAGACCCTTGCTGTCAGCGTAGGTAACAGGAACATCACCGGGCTGCATTCCGACGAGTTCTCTGTGTCCTTCAAAGTCATAATCTTCGGGAAGAACACCAGCGTTCACAAGTTCCTCCTGAAGTGTACTGATATAATCAAGAAGGTTCTCAGGAGTACCACCGCCGATGTTATACACTGCATAAGGCGGAAGCGGAAGTCCGTCCTCGCCGTTCTGCTTTTCAGGTGCTCCCTGCATGACTCTGTACACGCCTTCAACAATATCATCAACGTAGGTGAAATCACGCTTACAGTTACCATAGTTGAAGATCTTGATCGTTCCGTCTTTGGCTAATGTGTTTGTTGCACTGAAGTAGAACATATCCGGTCTTCCCGCAGGACCGTATACTGTGAAGAAACGCAGGCCTGTGGACGGGATGTTGTAGAGTTTGGAATAGCTGTGAGCAAGAAGCTCGTTGCTCTTCTTAGTTGCAGCGTAAAGACTTACCGGATTATCCACCTTGTCCTCAGTACTGAACGGAACCTTCTTGTTTCCGCCATAGACAGAAGAGCTTGACGCATACACAAGATGCTCTACAGGATTATGACGGCAGGCTTCAAGAATGTTATAGAAGCCAATGATATTTGACTCAATATACACATCCGGGTGGTCGATGGAATAACGAACGCCTGCCTGTGCTGCTAAGTTAACCACTACATCAAAGTGATATTCAGCAAACAGCTTGTCGATCAGCGCCTTGTCTGCGATTGAACCCTTGACGAATATATGCTTGACCGGCGAAGTCTCAGCCGCCTTTTCAATCAGCGAAAGACGATACTCCTTCAGCGCCGGATCGTAGTAGTCGTTCATGTTGTCAAGGCTTACAACTGTGCCGGAGGACATTTCCTTTAGAAGTCGCAGTACAAGGTTTGCACCGATAAATCCGGGAGAACCGGTCACAAGGATGGTCTTGCCGTTCAAGTCAATTCTTTCTTTACTCATATCTTAATCCCTCCGGAACAGATCTCTTGTATAGACCTTCTCTTCAACATCATCGAGAACGGGATCGTAGCGGTTAGCCACGATGCAGCCGCACTTCTTCTTGAACTTCTTCAGATCGTTGACCACAAGGGAGCCAAAGAATGTGCTGCCGTTTTCAAGTGTCGGCTCATAGATAATAACCGTAGCGCCCTTTGCCTTGATTCGCTTCATGACACCCTGAATGGAGCTCTGACGGAAGTTGTCTGAGTTGGATTTCATCGTGAGTCTGTATACACCCACAACGACTTCTTTCTGCTTGCTTTCCTGCTCCGCGGAGTAGTCAGCACTGTTGCCGTAAGTGCCGGCAATCTCCATGATTCGGTCAGCAATGAAGTCCTTTCTGGTTCTGTTCGACTCAACAATAGCAGTCATCATATTCTGAGGAACATTCTGATAGTTGGTAAGAAGCTGCTTTGTATCCTTGGGCAGACAGTAGCCGCCGTAACCGAAGGACGGGTTGTTGTAGTAGTCGCCAACACGGGGATCAAGACAGATACCTCTGATGATATTTGCGGTATTCAGCCCCTTGACCTCTGCGTATGTATCTAGTTCATTGAAATAGGAAACACGCAATGCAAGATATGTATTAGCAAACAGCTTTACAGCCTCTGCCTCAGTTGTAGCCATAAAGAGAATATCAATGTTTGGCTTAATAGCGCCCTGCTGTAAAAGTGTGGCAAACTCCTCGGCAGCCTTCATGTTAGCTTCGTCAGAGCCAACAATGATACGAGAGGGGTAAAGGTTATCGTAGAGTGCCTTGGATTCTCTGAGAAACTCAGGGCTGAATATGATATTATCCATGCCCATTTTCTCACGCACCTGTGCGGTGTAGCCGACAGGGATGGTGGACTTGATAACAATAGTAGGCTTTTTCTTCTTTTTGCCAGTTACATCCTTTATGAGGGAAAGAACTGCTTCTACAGCGGAGCAGTCAAAGAAGTTTGTCTTCGGATCGTAGTTTGTAGGTGCAGCCACGATAATGAAATCAGCATCCTTGTATGCAGATTCGCCGTCTATTGTGGCTTTAAGGGAAAGCTGACGTTCTTCATGCTCTGCAAGATACTGCTCAATGAAGTCATCCTGAATCGGAGATTCCCAGTTATTCAGCTTCTCCACCTTTTCCGGTACGATATCCACAGCGGTAACATCGTTGTGCTGTGCAAGCAGAACTGCGAGGGACAGTCCGACATAACCGGTACCTGCTACAGCGATCTTCTTGCGCTCCACAGGAGTAACATCAGCAGCAGTATCGTCTACGAATACATCTCTGTGATCGAATTCAAGGACCTCTGCAAGAGCGAGCAGCTGATCCACAGAGGGCGTATAGTCTTCACTTTCCAGTCTGGAGATGATCGAACGATTGATGCCTGTTCTTTTAGACAGGGTAAGCTGCGACATCTTGATTGCCTTTCTTCTGCTTATAACAGTCTCAGCAAGCAGTTTTGAAGATAAGTGCTTCATAAGCACCTCCTACACGCAGTGTTGCCACTAGCAACACTGGCGATTTCGAATATGATGATATTATTATAGCAGATGTCGCGGCAAAAGTCAATACAAATGTCGCCAAATATGAAATCACATAGCATCATCGGTTTCTGTATTGTGCTTTTAGTGTTGCTAGCGATAACAAAAACGCCCGCTAAGCGGCTGCCGGGCTTTTCGGCAGTTGCTCAGTGGGCGCAGCAGATAGCTATTCGGGTTCCTATCGCCGAGGTGATAGAGATCTTACGGTAATAATTCAATCAATCCAAGATCCATTAAAGCAATGATCAATAGACTCATGCATTGGTAAAGACCGCTTTTTTCTCTATGACTTTCCTCGTAATGATATACATCCAGATTGCATTCAGAGAAATCATCAAGGTCGTAAGTGCAGTCATTTATTAGCCCCAGAGCGGTCAGCATTTCAACTGTAGCATGTTTCAAGGCATTTTCGTCTAATCTCTGATTATTGATATTATGTTCTCCAAGAAAAGTTTTCAGTTTTTGACCGGTATCAAATTCCATGTTAATTGCATTATCATGATAGCAGGATAAGGTAAAGCTCTCAATGGAAGGATAACTTAATAACAGAAGTCCCTGTCGGCCGTAATCCGGATTATCCCTTGAATTTCCAAGCTTTGATAACAGATTCTCTATAAATGCATTATCTGTATTGGAACGATCATCACGGTCATAGATATAGAAAATCGCAGCATTGTCAATATCGAAATCATACTTCTCGATCAATTCCTTAAACAGATTATCCAGGAATCCATCATCTCTCTCGATAAATCGAATATTGCTCTCCTGCGCATTGATAACAAATATCTTAGAATCCGGATCGTCTTTTTTATTGTACCGTTTATATCCCTTTTCACGCAGGTTAGTCTCCAACTGATAATCCAGTATACCTGTAAATAGTTTGGTTAGTAGATATGGTTCAGTTTTTGAACCCTCGACAATAAACAGAACTCTGCCGATTTTCTTGTCTTTGTGAAGCTCAATCCTCATATCTTGGAAGTCCACCGAACACACCACCTAAATACATCTTCTCCATATTGTGCGCTTCTCTCGGTCGTTCATCAGAAAAACGTTTGATTCGGCTTCCTTCTTCACCGAATTCAACTGTATATAACTGATCAGGACGAAGAAGGCTGCTTGACAACAGATTTGTGGAATGCGTCACGAACAGCATCTGAGCATTCGTTGAATACTTCATGAAATAGCGAATCAGGAGTTTCTCAAGGTCATTATGGAAACCACTGGAAAACTCATCAAGAATCAGCAAGCCACCCTTGTGCGTGCAATGGAAGAACGCAGGCAAAAGATTCAGCAGATTCTGTGTTCCCGTCGATTCCATTTCCAAGGGAAATGGTTCATTGATTCCGTTACGCTTCATAAAGATGTGCTTATCTTCTCCGAAGAAGGCAGCTACTTTACCTATTGAAGTCATCCCATATTCAACACGCTGACCGAAGTTGTATTCCTCAAAGAATTGATTGATCTCATCTGTGCCTTTTTCTTCCAGATATTTCCTCAGTTCAATTCCGGATGCCTGGTATACGCTTGCTCTCCTTGTATAAAGGTCCAGATAGATAGAGGCGGTCAGGAATGAGAACCACTCCTGTAACACCTGATGTCCTCTGAAGCGTGTATTAAAGTATATCTCACGCAGGAACAGAGTATTAAGCTGAATGTCCGTATATTCCTTTTTATCGGTCAGTGACACCTTTGCATAGCTGTTTTCTCTTTCAAGAACTGTTTCTCCATCGACTTTAAGAAGTTCATGAATTGCAGAGCCGTCATTATGATACTTGATAGAATAGTCTATTTCAGAGCCTTTGATATCAAACACAAAACGCATGGAAACAGCAGGATTCATGCTGAAGAGGCAGTGATACATCTCAAATGGGATCTCTGCTTTTCCAAAAAGCTTATCCAGCAGAAGTTTTACCGGCAGAAGCGCACTGGATTTTCCAGATGCATTCGCTCCGACAAACAGAACGCCTTTCAACAGACCTCGCGTGGTATTGGTCTCCTCCAACACCTTATAATTTGTTTTCTCCAGAGAGAATGTGGTCTTATTCTTAAAAGAACGGAAATTCTCCACTTCATAATATTTCAGCATAGCAAGCCCTCCTATCGCTATCGTATATTCGTATTATACCACACTCTCTCGGAAATTGCAACTATTTTACGACAGAAATATATAGAAGCGTAAAAAAATTACAGCACGTATCTTCCGTTATCGACTTTATTCTACATTATCGGCGTATTCTATCGATATATCCTCCATTTCAATAAGCACCTTTTTGAGCATTGACGCATTTTCTTCTGTAAGATCTTCGCCTATTCTTTCTGAAATGGCGGCAATCAACTCGTTTTCTTTCACATTCCTGCATTTGCAGCCATTTCCTTTCCGTCCCTCGTGGCGTCCTCTGCAGGTCCATACCTTATGCTTGATACCTTTCGGGCCGTTCAGTGTACGTCTTGTCATCGGTTCACCGCACTCGCCGCAGAATAGCTTTCCGTACAGGAAGTGCGGTCTGCCGCCAATTCTTCCGACCGCAGCCGTAACAGCTTTCTTTTGTCGCATGATCTCCTGCACGGTATCCCATGTTTTCCTGTCCACAATGGCTTCGTGATCATTTTCAAGATAATTGCTCTCATACGGCACTCTTTCATCCGGCTTCTTCGTCAGGAAATTCTTTGGAGGCTGCTTCTGCAGCAGCTTATCTCCCATATATGTCTCATTCTGAAGGATATACATGATATTATTATGTGCAAGCGGCTGGCCTTTTTTCGTTCGGATCCCGTAATCTGTCAGCAAGCGTCGGATCTCCTCAATGCTCTTGCCTTCAATATACAGCTGAAAGATCATGCGAACCGCATCCGCATCCTGATTCGGTACTAGTTTGCCGTCAACACAGTCATATCCAAGGATACGGTTATTCCCGAGGTTATACTCTCCGCGCTTGAAGCGTTCTCGATATCCCCACCTGACGTTTTCCGAAATAGAGCGGCTCTCGTCCTGCGCGATTGCAGAGAGAAATGAAAACATCATGGAACAGGAAGGTTCGGCGGTATCCAGATTCTCTTTATCAAAATGTATATCAACGCCGTTACCGTGCAGAAGATTGGCGTATTTCTGGCAATCCACGATATTTCGTGAGAATCTGGATATGCTCTTTACAAGGATATAGTCCACCTTGCCGTTCAGCGCATCCTTGATAAGTCTCTGAAATCCCGGGCGGTTCGAGGCCTTGACACCGCTTTTCTCGTCGCTGTATACTCCGGCAAAGTCCCAGTCGTCATGCGCCTGTATGAGCCTTGTGTAATAGGAAAGCTGCGCCTCGTAGCTTTCTTCCTGCTCGTCCAGAGTTGTAGACACACGGCAGTAGGCCGCTACTCGCTTCTTATGCTGATCTCTGATTCTGGGGATTCTTGTTATCTTCATTTCTTTGACCTTCCTTTCCCTTTACTCGGTTTTTGGTCAGCTTTTTTCTTTTGTTGCTTATAATATCGGGTTGCTATTCTTCCCGGAAGATCCGAATCATAAAATACGTCTGAAGGAACCGTTGTCACAAGTCCGCATTTCCAGAAGACTTTCATGGATCTGTCATCCGGATCAGGTGTTCCTTTTACTTCCAAAGCAATCAATTCCTTGGTGGTTCTGATGTGTTTTCCGAACTCAATATGGTCAACAAGATCATCCACCCACCAATAATCGACCTTTTTCATTCTGGGATATTCTCTTTTGTATCTCAGCATGATTTCTGCCTCAGAGCCGAATTTTGGGCTGTCAAGTTTCTTCTCCACAATGCCGGCGTCCAATGTGTGATAAGCATTGAGCAGCGCTTGATCCACAAAGCTTGCACGGATAATAAACTGTCGGCAGGCATGCTCACCGATCTCGCAGCTCCATCCGCTTCCGGGTCTTTGTATCTTGATACTCCTCTTAAACAGTCTGGAACCGCAGATCGGACACACGAGCTTGTCTCCGAGCGGATACTGATTGTTATACTTACCGGGCATATCCGGATGAGGTGTTCTTCTTAATGCAAAGATCTGCTTACACCGATCGAATTGTTTCCTGCTGATGATAGCTTGATGATGATTTTCAATATAGTAACTGGGCACTTCGGTGGTATCATTCTTTATTTGCTTATGTGTAATATGGCTTTCACAGATGGTCTTTTGCAGGAGAATATCTCCACAGTATCTTTCGTTCTGAAGCATCAACCGCACTGTACACATGGACCACGTTTCGCAGTTTTCCGGTGTTGGAACATGATTGCTCTGTAAATGCTTCATGATCTTGTCGATGGACTCACCGTGTTCATACAGCGTGAATATTTTCTTCACAACCCTGGCCTGTTCCGGCACGATCTGGTATTCTCCGTTTTCATTCTTCTCATATCCGTACAGTTTGCTCCAGCGGGATCTTCCTTCCTCATAGCGTTTTCTGATACTCCATGTCGTATTCAGCGAAATAGAGCGGCTTTCCTCCTGTGCAAATGCAGCAAGGACAGTCAAGAGCATTTCTGAGAATGCAGTTCTGGTATCGATATGATTGCTTTCAAAGATAAGATGTACTCCGATCTCATTGAGGTGTCTGACAAACGTCAGGCATTCAAGGGTATTTCTGGCAAAGCGGGAAATACTCTTGGTTACGATCAGATCGATTTTTCCGGCTTCACAATCCCTGAT